CGGCCAGTCCCAGACTGCCATGATGACCGAAGTAGGTAGCATGTCGCTGCAAATGGCTAAGAAGTTTGGGCTAAGCTCTAAGGATATCGGTAAAGACATAGCTGACATGAAGGGTGATTTTGTTAGCTTTGGTAATATGAGTACCGCACAAATGGCCGCTTCTTCTGCTTATGCCAGAAAACTCGGCATGGATATGAAGGATCTTAAGGGCGTTGTTGATAAGTTCGATGATTTTGAGGGCGCAGCAGAAAGCGTATCTCAGTTAAACCAAGCTTTTGGCATGCAGCTTGACACCATGAAAATGATGAATGCCGAAAACCCTGCCGAACGAATTGATATGATGCGTAACGCTTTTCACGCTGCTGGCAAGTCGATAGAGACGATGACTAGGCAAGAAAAGAAACTTCTAATGGCTCAAACAAACCTTTCAGAATCAGCATTAAAGAATGCATTTGCTGCTGAAAATCAAGGTATCGCATATGGGGACTTCGCTGATGCAGCTGGTGACGCTGAAGAAAACCAGCTTTCTCAAGAAGAAGTTATGCTTAAGCTCGCCAACGCTATTGAGAAAATAGCAGAAGCCGGCCAAAGCTTTAGCGGCATTGGTGATGCTTTTGGTAAGGGGTTCATGCGCGCTATGTCTAAAGACAAAGACATGAGGGCGTTAATGAAGACAATCCGAAGCTTTCTCAGAGCTGTATTTGATTTTGGACAAGCAATCGGACGGGTTTTTATGAAAGTCATAAAATCCACAGGCTTGCTTAAAGGTCTGAAAGATCTATTTGATCCAGCGAAATTCAAGCAGTTTACTAAAGGAATAATGGAACCAATTAAAGAATTAGCGAATTGGTTGATAACAGGTGAGGGTGATCCTAATGTGATCTTTGGTAAATTCTCCGACAAAATCGCCGCGTTCTTTTCGTCAAAAAAAGGTGCGGTCTCCAAGATCGGCGGTGCATTCGCGCGAATGGGTGAAATGATGCTTAAGCTACTGGGCGCCTTGGCTGGTTGGTTATTTACAAAACTAGCGCCGGTATTCACCAGCATATTTGACAAAATCGGTAAATACATGTCGAAAAACTGGAAACCGATAGCGATATTCATCGCTAAATACGTCTTTGCGCCGATGATGTTATATGCCATGGCTAAAGGACTTATTTTCGCTGCCGGTGGTGGTATCATGAAAATGGCCGCAGCTGGATTTATGAAAATAATAATGGGCAGTGCAATGGCAGCTAAAGCAGGCGCTGCTAGCGCCGCCGCAATTCCCTCCACCGTAGGAATTACCGGATTCCTGAAGTCAATTGGCGCCATTCCTTGGGCGGCAATTGGGAAAGCCACCGTAATACTTCTTGCGTTAGTTGGAGTCTTCGCTGTCGCAATAGTGGCTTTCTCTGCCGCCGTCGCACTCGGGGCCATGGCTCTCTCGAAGGTTTCTTGGGGGGATATGGCAAAAGTTTTCGTAACTGTCGGCCTCGCGATTGCGGCGACTGGTGTGATGATCGCTGCGGGCGAGCCTATGTTTGCATTAGCTCCGCTCATGCCCACCGCGGCGGCGGGCTTGGTCGCCGCCGCTCTGCTATTTACCGTTGGTGTTGCAGCTTACGCTCTCGGTATTTTGGTAATTGATAAGATATTAAAGAAAGTAAAGCTAAAGGATTTTGCCGCAAACCTTACCATGGTAGGGACAGCCATCGCTGCCACCATCGCTCTGGGTGTCTTCGGCACCGGCGCAGCTGCGATAGCTATTTTCGGTCCTATAATGGTTATCGGCTTAATCGCCGCGGGTGCTCTATTTGAGAAGGGCGTAAGTATATTCGCGAAAGCCATCGGTAAGGTAATGCCTCATTTCAAATTGATTACCGCCAATCGTGATGCAATCGACTACGGTTTAGCCTCGTTAACAAAGGTGATGGATACTATATTCCAAATGAAGGAGCTTTCCTACGGATTTGGCATTTTTAGTCCGTCCATCAAATCATTAGAAGCGGGCTTCGCCATGAATGCGAAATTCTTTATGCATACAACGAAAGACATCGCAAAGATGATAAAGTCGATACTAACGATCCCGATGAAAAATCCCAAGGATCTTGAGTCTAGACTTTTCATAGTTGGAAAACTTGTAAAAGCGATGGAGTCTATGGCTGAGCTAGGGTTTAAAGCTGCTAAAATGGCAATAGTCGCCAAAATCTTCGCCGGCGCTGAACCAATAGAGATGATGAAGGCAATGGGCGATTTCATTATGAAGATCGGTACTACACTAGGGACCCTAATATCATTAATTGTCAAACTCGCCTCCGGACTTAAAGCCGACCAATTGGAGGGTGTAAAGGTAATTGCCGTGGTGCTAAAGGCTGTAGCCGCTTTGGCAAATGCCTTATTCTCACCCTTAAAAGCAGTCTCGGAAATGCAAAAGGGCATGTTCGGTGAGAAAGTCACGACGGTCATGACCGCAGTCGTCGCAGGTCTCGGGACCTTAATGGGATCTATAATAGAGTACTTACCTAAAATGATAAACGCGCTCATTGACATCGCTACATCTCCGGCGCTGGCGAATCCAAAAGACCTAAAGCCAAAAATGGAAGTAATATCGATAGCGCTCGGTGCTGTCGCCGACTTCGCCAGCGCAATCGGCGAAGTTGCAAAGCTTATACCCTCTGGGTCAACTGCCTGGTATAAAAAAGACAAAACGCTCGCTGCCCGCTTAAGGGAGATGGGAACGATAATACAAGCTGTCGTCGATGCTGTTAAGACTCATGTGGGCGGTCTAGTAAGATCACTTACTACAATCGACATTGGGGGCAAGCCCGAAGAGATTTCTGCAAAAATAAAAGTTATTGCCGCCGCCTTGGGTGCCCTGGGAAGCTTCGCCAGTGTAATTGAGAAAATAGGAGCCATGCCCGCGGCGGTAGGGTTTTCTAAGCTCGTTGGTGTTATAGTCGAAGATTTCCGCAAAGCTATAGGTCCCACAAAGGGCGAATGGGATCTAACAGACATGTTTGAGAAACTAGTAGAGTTCAGCGCCCATGCCGACCCGGCGAAACTAAAACATTTCGACACTGCCATCAAAGCAGTCGACTCGATGGCTGGGTTCGCCGGTTCCGTTAGTACCATGATTTCCGCTAGCGGTGGTAACGCAGCTGGCCTCCACGCTGGTATTAGTGGCGTGGTTAGAGCAGTGTTCACGGCCATCAATGAGCTAAAGAGGCTTGATGGACTTAAACTAGACGTTAATTTAGGTCCCATTAAATCCCTCGAGACTGCTATGACAACGATTCAGGGCACGTTTCATAAATTCCAACCCAAACTCTTTGGCGAAGACGGTAGGGTTGTCGCCGCTGTTACTTCTATGGTCGAATCGTACAACTTAACGTATGCTGCGCTTCAAACCGTTGCTGGCGCTCCTGTCGATTTAGACTTAAGAATGAGCGATTTCGCCGACAAGATGGGTCTTAAGAGCGATACATTCACTGTACAAAATGAAAAATTAAATTTCACTATTAATGTTAAGGTTGAGCTTGATGCTGAAAAACTTAGCGATGCATTATCTGATAAACCAACTATGGGTAAGAAGACTGTCATGAGAGTGGCGGGTGGATAATATGAATAAAGAAGAAAAAGAAAAAATAGAAAAAACTTATAAAAACATTTTAAAAGATTTTCCTTTTGAGAAGTATGATAAGATCATAAATAATATAAGGAAACTATTTGAACATCCGTCTGTAAAAAGTGGACTGCTTAAGCACATAAAAGAAGAACTAGTGGATAAGAAATAGTGTCAGACGAAAAGAAAATATACCCCCAGGGATCTGGACAATTCGGTCCCCCAGACACCGCTCGCTCTGGGAGGGTAGAGTTTGATAACGATGATCTGTCTAAGGCGACAAAGGCTACGCTTAAAGACTACTTAAGCAATTTGACACATAGCAGAAAAAACGCATTTCCTATTTCTCATGCTTCTTTGGTAGATCCTAAAACAAATGAGAAACAAAGTTTAGATAGCGAAATTGATATTCATGCAAACTCCGAAGACAAAGTTGCTGAAATCAGAGTAGACACAAATGAAAACCAATTTATATCGCTAGCAGAGGATTCTAGTGAGGCCAATAATTTGAGATCATATTCTGATTCTGGTTTGTTCACTGATCTCGAAGTTAGATCTGCAACTCTAAAAACATTTTTTGATAAAAATCAAAGGGGCCAAGGTCATAATTTGCTTAGGGATATTAAGCACTCTAGAGATTATGATAATCATGCGCTTACTGAACCAACTGGACGTGATAAAAAAGAAATATTTGAAATCCCTGATGACGCTCCCACAGTTCAACGACGAATTTCCTCTATATTGACTAATAACAGATTTTCACCGTCTGATGAATCTCCATACATCCGAGATACACAATTTACCAACCCAGCGGCAGCCTATGGATCAATCCAGCCAGAGCTTGGAGTTTATACACGAAACTCCCCTTTAGGTGATCTGGCTATAGACGACTTAAGGAAGGTCGCGACCTCCTTGATGCTCAAACAAACAGGTCATTCTGGAACAGACGGTGATCCAGATGACGAAAACTTTTTTACTGTTGCGCCTGGTTCATTCGTTGATACTCGGATTCCAATATCACATACTTTAGCTTCACATGCCCATAAGGGATCAAACCGGCGAGGGCGTCCATTACTTGACGCCATCGTCGAGAGTGAGAAAGACGAAGATCATTATATAAAGATTAATGACGGGAAATCTTATGGTGCTACCAATTCTCATTTAGAACCGTTTACGGGAAACCCCTTAGCAGCAGTTACTTTCATATTACAGGGTTTAATTACTCTTTTTGGATTAAGTTTTGTAATTGGCATCTTTTTAGAGATGCTATTTAAGGAATTTAGCGATGAAAGAGCACAGGGAAAAGATCCGGGTTCACTACCGATGGGTCAATCGACTGACGCTCCAGCAGCTACACTGATTAATATTGGCGTACCCCATTTAAGGTTTCCAGTGTTCACGTGCATTGCATATGGCTTAGCAGCGTTTTTTAGAATGAAGTGGCCAAAAGCGAAGCCAGAGGATGATTTAGGAGATTTCTTATCTTTAGGGCTTTGGTTTGCTGGGGAAGCGATTAATATATTTGAGTTTATTGATCGAATTAATGAGTCAAAGGGCTTTTATGTAAATCTAATACGTAATATCATGAGGGACAATACTGAGATTATAGACACCTTTACGGATCCGCTTATGGTTCTAGGCGCAATCGGTGAAGCAGCCCTTCTAGGTGGCTCTGTCAAGGCTGTATTGGTGAAACTACTATCACTATTCTCTGGTCTTTCATCTTTTAGGTTTTTCATGGCATGTGCTGTTGTCGGGGAAAGATGCAAGATGGGCGAAATTATGGATTTTGCTGGTCTTGGTGGGCAGCTAATAGAGGCGATAGAAGATAATGGCGCTACTAGAGTGACGAAAAGTCGGGTTCATAAGACATCAAATGCTCTAGTATGGCGTCACCGAAGCGCGCCGGCCAAAATGATTTTACCAACTGAGCTCTTAAACGCAAAAGGGATGGTTAATAATGGTCCGGACATAATGGCTGCAGTAGCGGCAAAGGCTGGAGATTATGAAGGAACAGAAAATAATAGAAGAAGAATAGATTTTGTGGATAATGGAAGAATAACACCAGCTGACGCGTTAAAGTTTGAGAATGAATTAGAGTCTGAGTATATGCCATTTTATTTTCATGATCTTAGGACAAATGAAATTATAAGTTTTCATGCATTCATTTCAGACATGAAGGACTCATTCTCGGTTTCTTATACGGACACCGATGCATACGGTAGAATTGATCCAGTTAAAATCTATAACAAGACTGCTCGCTCTTTGAGCGTGGGGTTTTGGCTAATAGCTACTTCTCAAGAAGATTTTGACTCTATGTGGTTAAGTATTAATAAATTAACGAATATGGTATATCCCCAATGGTCTTCTGGCCGCCAACTGGCATCCGGTGGGAAGAGTTTCATTATGCCATTCTCACAAACGCCTACCGCCAGTCCAATGATCAGATTAAGAATCGGTGACTTTGTTAGATCAAATGGAAGCAAGTTTAATTTAATGAAGCTTTTTGGGCTACAAGAAGGCGCCGGCGAAGAACCAAAGTTTAGCTTTGGTAGTCATCCTGGTATCGATAAAGCTAAAGCGAATAAAGACGCTGATAAAGTTAGGGATATACTCGCCGGGCAGGTCGACATTTTAAGCGAGCAACAAACATTCGCTGCCGGCGCTTTTGCTATCTTAAGAAGATCAACCTCGCATGCTTACGTATCCCTAAAGAGTAAGCCGCCCAAGAATCCTTTTCATACGTGGACTAGAAGTGACGCCCTTGTAAAGATTACCAAGGCGGAAGACAGGCCTGGGGCTCCTAAGGTCGATGATAGCTTGGGGGAAGAGTTTGTAATAAAGAAGCCATACCAGTATCGCGTGGAATTTCAAAACCCAAAAGATCCTGCAAACCCTCATAACGAAGCTGGGTTTGAAATGATTGTATTAGCTTCTGATCTAAAAGTAATAACCACAGAAGCAGAGCCTATTGAGAATACGTTAAACGATTTGACCAAGGCCGCTGAATCCGGAGAATTCTTTGATCCAAAAAAGAATGCCATAATGCAAGCCTACGACTCGACCCGAGGTCGAGGTCTCGCTGGGTTTATTTCAAGTTTAGACTTTGATTATAACGATTCGACTTATGAAGTTGGGTCGATAACAAGACGTGCACCAAAGGTAGTGAAAGTGTCTCTTAGCTTTGTACCAATACATGATATCGCACCAGGTATGGATAGTCAAGGCGGGATACGGGCCCCGCTTTATCCTGTTGGTGATATCTCTGCGCATTTAGCTGGCGATGAATTGGCTAATGTAGAAGAGTATGGTGTTAAATCCTCCAAAGAGCAAGAGACCTTCAAAGAAGTACAGTCTTCCCTAGGTCGTCGACAAGATGATTAAGGAGACAATAACTTGAGAAGATACACATCAGCCCCTATAATGGGTGGAGGCAACTTCTACGGCACTTATGTACCAGGTAAGATACTAAGAGCCGCCGCAATAAATGGAAACATTTCCATAAGGAAAGATTATCTTAGAGAGGGAGAAAGACTAGATATCATAGCTGGAATAGAATATGGCGACTCTAGATTATGGTGGATAATTGCTGGCTCAAGTGGTATTGGATGGAATTTACAAGTACCTCCAGGTACTTATCTTTTAATTCCGACTAACTTAACGCAAGTCGCGGCGCTGGTTTAGGATTCAAGTAATGTCTAGAGGTACAAAGTCAAGATTAGATCAAGCCGTAATGGATCTCCAGGCTTATTTTGGTATATTATCTCAAGATGATCTTTTTAACGTTTTGATGGGCTCGGCGTCGATTGATAATTTGCAGCAGGCCAACTTTGATATGATTCAAGGTAAGTCCTCTCCAGACGCAGGTATTGCGTCTATTATTGGGCTCTTACAATCACAAGACACTGCATACTTCGCACATGAAATTATAGCAAAGATAAACGAATTCACTGCTGGGGGTGGTGCTGCGGCAATAAAAAGTGTAGAGTCTGTGGTACGGGTGGTATATGAGGACTCTGAGGCAGCGTTATCTGCTAGTAAATCTGGCTGCCCGACGTCCATTCAGGAGCTTGTAACACCAAATTACTTCCACATAGGCGATCGCCTACCGATAATGCCCAACCTAGATCCCCAGAACCCAAGTAAAGAAAAACCAGCGCTGTCAGCTTTTATGGTTTTACCAAATACACTAAATCCAGCCAAGAGAGGAACCCCTGCTGCTGAGGTTTTTTTAAATACTATTCCAACTTTAGAAATGTCTAGATGCATACCCTTTCTAGATGTAACGCTGGTACCCTCAACACCAGCGCTGTCAAGCGACGGTGTGGTTCAAACAATCTCATTATTACAATTTCTAAAAGGCAATTTCAAGCCCACTCCTGGCGGAGCAAATGAAGCAATGTCGAAGGGGGTTGACTTAAAAGTCAGAAAGAATATTTTAAATACTCCACCACCAAAAGTCAGTGATGAAGAAAAAAATAGAAAAGATCCATCAACCACCTCTGCAGGTATGGAGATATTTACGTCTCCTCAAACACTAGTAAACGGAGATGAGTCATATCTTACTGGCCAAACTCCGACCCACAGAGGTGCATCGGTTATTGATAAGTTCAGGCCATTTATGAGTTTAAAGGATTTTAAAGTAAGTCTAGCGCCATCCGCTGGATTGCTAACTTATAAAACAGCAGAAATGAGCTTAGTTTTGCATGACAGATCTAGACTATCAGAAATTGCTGAGTTTGTGAAACCAGATCTATACGGAAAGACACATATGATAATTACTTATGGGTGGTCTCACCCTGACGGTAATTTACCTGGTAATGTATACGGTCGATTTCTAGACAGTCTAAAGTGCACTGAGAAGTATGGCATAGTTAATTCAAGCTTTACTTTTGATCAGGTAGGCCAAGTTAATATAGCACTTAAGCTCTCTCTAAAAGGCTCAGCACAGATCCAGCTTTCAAAAATATCTGAAGGTGTAGCGGTAAAAGAAGCCTTAAAAGATGTAAAAAGACTTACTGAAGCGATTAGCGCTCATCGTAAAGAAAGATCTGGTGGTAAAAAGGGCTCTAAGAAAATCGACGGTGGTCATATAGTTTCAAAGTTATCTGATACTGGATCTGCAATGGGGTTTGATAAAAAGACGTCTGAGGAAATAGACAAATTTATTGCCAGCGCAAGAAAAGCGGGCGCCCCGGGAAATCTAAAGAAGATCTTACCTCTATTAAAAGAATTAAAAACGAAGATACCAAAAGCACAACAAAGCATGGCTAGAATAGTTAATGCAAAAGTCAAAAATCATAAAGTTAAAAGACAGAACAGCGAGAAGCCCGGCGGCAGCAACAAAATAAAAGATCCATTTGCACTGACCTTTCAGGGTAAATTTCAAAAGTTTGTAGATATTCGTGATGACGATACGTCCTATACTACATTTGGAAGTCTTTTATTGGCGTTCGTTGGGTATCCTCTATGTGGCACCGGACAATTCGATGAAGTACAATTTGTTTTTTATGGCTTTAATAGTCATGCTTCCTATATGGCGAATTCGCCTATAGGATCTTTCCCAATAGGGTTCCAGTCTTTTACCCAAAAGTTTAGGGAGAAATGCAAGACATCTACAAATATGCCCATCGGAGCGTTCATTAGGTTTTTAAGTAAAGAATTTATTTCAAGCCAGACAGCGGAAGCCTATGGGCTAACCGACTTGTACGAATCAGATAAAGAGAATCCTGGAAAGATAAAATTATCTAAGAAATATGAGGATAAGACGATACTACAAGGTGTTAAGGATCTGAGATTAAAAGATGCCTACGGTATTAAAGACGACGGTGACATAAGGTTTAAAGTACCAAGAATCCAAATGCAAGCAGAGTGCTTAACGGGAGACACCGACGGAAAATCGATCTATAGGATTCATATTTTTGATCAAAATTCAACTTCTCATACAACAATGTCACAGATTTGGCAATCGTCTCAACAAGAAGGGCTAACTCCTTTTACCAGCGGAATAGCTAAAGCCGCTATGGACAAGGGTAAAGATAAGAGCGGAAGAAAAGAGGAATTCGTAACGCAAATTAATAGAGCCTTAAAAGAGGGTATTCTTGAAGCAATCCCTACAACTACTAAGATCTCAGATGCAGACATAGAGTCTGGCTCAGTGAGGTTTAGGGTAAAAACAGACTTTGAAAAAGTAAAACAGTTTCTGAAATCGGTTATGCCTACCATCGTATACGGTACCAGCGCGACCAACGTAATACAGGCCAATCTTGCATCAATGAACAACCCGGCTCTTACGAATATAAATTTGAAGAGATCAGGTCTTGGAGCGGGAACAACAGCTCTGGGTTTACGAGAGACCGGTGTACCATTACAGATCGCCCCTACAAGACTTTCTATGACAACAATGGGGTTTCCACTTGCGTCTATTGGACAAACATTTTTTATCGATTTTGGAACAGGAACGAGCGCAGACAACATATATTGCGCGTCTAAGGTTTCACACCAAGTCTCTGCCGGTACGTTTACAACTAGCTGGGAATTTCAACCCCTAAACGCTTACGGCGCTTATACGAACGTAGGAAACGCTATAAATCAGGCAATAGCAGAAATTGAGTCTGATTAATTTGAAAAACCTCTACTAAACTTATAAAATTATTTATGAGATTGTTAGTAGATAAGTTTTTATTTGGTCGTGAACAATATCTTATCATGGATGGTGATGGATATTCATGGATTAATGATCGTAATATAGATCATGATCTTTTTTTAGATATAAACGAAGCTAATACTTTAAATGAATATCTTCGCCTATATGGAATTGATCCAATGATTTTTATAGACGAGAAATATCAAAAAATGTTATCTTTGGTGGGCGCCCAAGCTCCTAACTGGAAGCATATATTGCCAACATCTATTTTTTCTAAAAAAATAGATGCGCTCAATTCTTTTTTTAATAATATAAAGAGTACTATTAATAATGACGCTTATTCTGAGACATTTGCTGCAGGCAATTTTATATTAAAGCAGCTAGAGGGGTTCTACCTCAACGAAGACATTTTAAGATCTAAGATAGAGAACCCAACTGTCAAAAAAACAATACAGTCTTTTCTACCTAATGATTCCGGACTAACTAAAAAGCTGGTATACGATAGATTTAAAACTGTAACAGGTCGCCTAGTTGTAAAGAGCGGTCCTCAAGTATTACTACTTCCTAGGAATATGAAAAATATTTTTAAGAGTAGATATGAGGACGGCACGATTCTATGGATCGACTTTGTATCGCTTGAGCCGCGCTTCGCAAAGCTATTATCAGCGAAATCAACTAAAAGAGATATCTATACAGATATAATGCAGAGATATGAATTAACATGTGGCAGGGAAAAAGTGAAAGCCGCTGTCTTGTCTACCCTGTTCGGCGCCGGCCTATCAAAATTAACAGAGATTGTAGGTAAAGAAGCATTTATTATTAAGAAAGCTATAGATGAATATTTTGATCTTAAGTGTATCTTAAAAAAAGCGGGAGACTATAATAGCGGAAAGATTAAGAATTTATTTGGACGTCCAATTTCGCTCAAGAAGATGACTTCCAACGTGGTGATAAACAACTTTGTGCAAAGCTCTAGTGTCGATATTTCATTAGTTGGCTTTTCTAAGCTAATTAAAGACCCTAGAATGCCTAAATCTGTAAAGCCTCTTTGCGTAATACACGATGCGCTTGTAATAGATGTCAAGAATAGTGAGCTAGAAGTTGTTTACAAAATAATTAATGAAGGAATAGATATAAAAGATGTCGGTCATTTTTTCCTGGAGTATAATATAACATGAAAGTTTCTATTAAAGATATAGTATTTGATATTCTTTTAGAAGAAAAAGAAGATAAATCAAAGTCGTCTACCTCAACCCCGGAGCCAAAATCAAAACCAAGGAAAAAAAGAATTGGGATAGAGGCGTCAACTGGGTCCGGTCGATTTTCTGCCGGTGTGAAAGAAGCCGGCGCTTTGGCAAAAGAAGATCCTAAAAAGTTAATGCAAAATCTAAAAGTAAAATCAGCGGTAGGACAGACTGATATTGAGAAAATAAAAACGCTTTTGGTTCAAGCATTTATTGGTACTGATGTAATGAAGAATGTATATTCTGGATTATCACAAGTATCTAGTGGATCTAAGACTGGATTAAAAATAAAAGTCGCTGAAATCAAAGTTAGAGATGGGATAAAATATCTGTACCATACTCTTATAGGCGCCCAAAACGCCGGGATCTTAAAACTAACATCCTTAATTCAAATTGAAAATGCCTCGAATACCGTAATAATATATTCAGGCGAAAGAAAGACTTGGGAAATATAAAGATATATGATCATCAAAAATAAAGAAAAAAATATAGAATTAAGAAATATTGAAAATTTGTCTAATCTAGAAATTGTTAATTCATCTTCTGATGATGTTGCTGTCATCTTTTGTAGCGTTGCAACAACTTCATTAAATCATAATGTCGGTGACTTATTAAGGATTAACTTAAAGCTTTGCTATGTTAATAAAGATGGGAAGTTTTCAAAGTCTAGAAAAACAGTGTCTTTTTTTGAAGATCCTAAAAGAGAGTTAACTGCCGAGGAATCAAAGTATTTAGATTTTTCGATTAAGGACGAAGTAGGATCAAGTATTGACTGGAGCTTGGTTTCTAATCTTCTTAAAAGTGCTGATCTAGTCATTTCCCACAATGCGAGCTTTGTAAAGCCATGGATAGAAAAGCATATTGGTACGATCGACACTTTGTGGGGGTGCAGTATGGAACAAGTTTCATGGACTGATCTAGATTTTCCTGCTAGGGGACTTAGCGTATTATCAGTATTTTCTGGTTTCTTTTATGATTTCAAAAACTCTGCAGTTGTTCTCGATGCGTTGGTATACGTTTTAGATTTAAATAATGTGACAAAGAAACTATTATTACATGCTAAAACTCCAGATTTACAAATATTTGCTGCAAACTCACCTAGAGATTCAAATCATTTGCTAAAAGAAAGAAGATATCGCTGGAACCCTGATGTTGGATGCTGGTGGTTGGCGCTAAAAGATACAGAGCAAGGAAAGGTTGAATCTGAGTGGTTAGTCGATAATTTACCCGGTGTAGAGCCACAAATTTTCGAAATTGACCCAAAATTCAGATTTTCAAGATAATTAATACTATGAGCATACAACTTCTTAGAAAATTCATACATCTTATCCTAGAGAAGGGTGAGATAATCGGTGAGCCTGATCTTACTAATCAAGATGATAGAGAGCAAGAGAAAAATAAAGACACCGACGATACCAAGTCTGACGAAATGTCTGCCGGCGGCGTCGGCGGCGTTTCTAAGCCTCTAGGAACAGGACCAACTTACCCCGCCAAGGTTCTAAAGCGCACCAAGAAAAAAAGCGAAACAAAATAACATACCTGTTGAAAATTTAGCTTTCTAAACTTATAATCAAGATACAAGTTGATAATTTACCAATTTAGGAGGCCGAATCATGGCAGTAGATTTTGAAGCGATTAGAAGAAAGCTGAACCAGCTAAGTGGTCAAGGTAGTAAAAGGAATGCAATGTGGCGCCCACAGGAGGGAGAAGAAGTCACCGTAAGAATTTTGTCATTTCCTGATAGTGAAGATGGGCTACCTTTCGTTGAGCGCTGGTTTTATTATAACATTGGAAACAATCCGGGACTGTTAGCACCCTATCAGTTTAAGAAACCAGATCCAATCCAGGATCTTATTAATAAGTTACGAGATGAAGGCACTAAGGAGTCTTATGAGTTAGCTAAGAAGCTCTATCCTAAGCCACGCTATTATGCACCGGTGATCGTTCGAGGTGAAGAAGATAAGGGAATTAGGGTTTGGTCTTTTGGTAAGATGGTATATCAATCGTTATTGAACGTTATGCTTGATGAAGACTATGGGGATATTACTGATCTGGCAGAAGGGCGTGATGTAAAGGTAATTTGCACAAAGGCGCCTGGTCGAATGTGGGCTACAACTGAGGTAAGACCCCGGGGAAAGCAAAGTAAGCTAGCGGAAAATAATGAGCAAGTCAAAAGCTGGCTTTCGAGTATTCCAAACTTAGATGATATGTACGTTCTTAAATCAAGCGACGAGCTTGAAAAGATTATTAATGATTGGCTAAATGGCGATTTAGAAGAATCTGAATATAGCGGTGGTGGGTCTACTGGGACTACACGAAACGCCGATCTTCAAAGTAGCGATAATTCAAAAACTGATTCAGCAACAGAGACTCAGAAAAAATTTAATAGTTTAGATGACGCTTTTGCTGATCTAGAGAATGATTTTTAAAAAAGGGGTAAAAGTGGCAAAAAGAAAATCGAAAAATCAAACCGATGATTTTACCTCTAGTTTAATTTCTTCATTAAATAAAGAGCATGGATCTAGGGTTGCTTATAACTTGCATACTGATTCATCTCCAACTCATGTGAAGAGGTGGGTGAGTACCGGCTCCAGGCAGCTTGACTATATTATCTCAAATAAGCGTGATGGCGGTTTACCTGAGGGTAGGATCATAGAAATTTTTGGTCCACCCTCTATTGGTAAGTCACATATCGCGATTCAAATTGCCCGATCAACGCAGCAAATGGGCGGGATTGTTGTTTATATAGATACTGAAAATGCAACCAGCGTTGAGAATTTAGATCTTTTAGGAGTCGATATAACTAAACGCTTTGTATATGTTGATACACATTGCACAGAGGAAGTTTTATCAATAGCTGAGGCCACCATTATAAAGGCCTCAGCTATGGACAAAGATGTTCCAATTACCATTATTTGGGACTCTGTTGCGGCATCGTCTCCGAAGGCAGAGCTAGTCGGTGACTATGATCAAAACTCAATAGGACTACAAGCTCGGGCAATCTCAAAAGGTATGAGAAAAATCACAGGTGTAATTGGTCAAACAAACACTCTTTTTATCTGTTTGAACCAGATCCGTACCAACATTGGAGTTATGTACGGTGATCCAACAACAACTCCTGGTGGAAAAGCAATTCCATTTCATTCTTCTGTAAGGATTAAACTCGGTGCAGGTCAAAAAATAGAGAATAAGAAAAAAGAAGTAATTGGTATTAACGTTTCTGCAAAAACTATAAAAAATAAAGTTGCTCCCCCTTTTAGGACCGTCAATTTTGAAATCCATTTTGGGAAAGGGATTTTAGAACATGAACAAGTTTTTGATGAACTCAGAAAAGCTGGTCCATCTATAGTCGGAGACAATAAGATTGAGTTAGTTGGTACCGGTGCCTGGAAGTCATTATTGGTTCATAATCAAAAAACAGGTGAAGTATTAATTGAAAAGAAGTTTTATAAAGCCGACTTTAACGAGGTGTGGAATGATCCAGTATGTAGCAATTATGTTAATGATCTATTAGAAGCCACGATGGTTAGAAAAATGAGCAGTTCGGAATTTGTAGATATAGATCCTGAGTCTTATGAGGAAATAAGATCAATATCGTTAGATGCAGAACAAGATTTTATGGAACTGGATACGTGAACCAATCTGAAAAACCGCTGCTTATAATAGATTCGTTAAACCTTTTCACAAGACACTTTATTGCTAATCCCACTATATCACAAAATGGTGATCATATAGGTGGTGTAGTGGGATTCTTAAAAGCAATACAGCTTTTGTCTGAGAGGTTTTGTCCTAGTAACGTATATGTTATATGGGAAGGAGGCGGATCACCTCGCAGAAGAGCAATACAGTCTTCATATAAAAATATGAGAAGACCCCAAAAGCTTAATAGGTTTTATTCTGAAGATGAAATACCAGACACCGTTGAAAATAGAAATTGGCAGATTGCAATCACAATAAAGCTTTTAAATAAAGCTGCAGTTAAGCAGCTTTACGTCTCTGATTGCGAAGCTGATGACGTTATCGCCTATATGTGCAATGACGTATTTTCAAAAAGAAAAAAAATAATAATTTCTTCCGACAAAGATTTATACCAATTGATCGGAGACAAGACACTCCAGTGGTCACCGGGCCAGAAGAAAATAATAGATCGTGATAGTGTAAAAGAAAGATTTGAAGTATATCCTGAAAACTTTTGCTTAGTAAGAAGCTTTGTGGGAGATCCCTCTGATAATCTAAGAGGTGTAAAGGGGGCTGGGTTTAAGAGTATGGTAAAGAGATTTCCAGAAATTAATGAAAGAAGCTTATTGATTAGTGATCTAATTAAGCTGGCCGAGCAAAAAAGTCAAAGCAGCAAACTGAAACTATATTCAGAGATTACCAATAATGCAAGTGTACCAATGAGTAACTGGAAGCTAATGAATTTAGGCATTAGAAATCTCTCAGCATTTCAAATTCAAAAGATAGAAGGTCATTTAAAAAGTTCTGATGAGAGAAAAAGAGATAAACTTGGATTTATTCGTGAACAAAACGTAATTGGTATTAAGAATTTTGATGTAGAAAGATTTTTTTTAGCAACTAGGAATTTAGACCGATAATGGAAAATGAAGATAATACGTACGAAGCTAATGTTTTAGAATATGTTCCCGCTGGACAGTTTTCAAAATATAATAAGCAATTTCAAGAAAAAATATTGCAAGGTCTATTGACTGATCATAACTGGGCTGCTCAAATGGTCGAGGTAATGAGGTTTGATTTTTTTGAACTAGTTTATCTTAGATTTTTATGTGAAAAATATTTTAATTACTACTTTAGATATAAGTGTTTTCCGACAACACAGCTCTTGGTGTCGATTATTAAAGAATCATTTCAGGAGGAAAAAGATGATCTTTTAAAGAATCAAGTTATTGATTTTTTGCATAGAATGAAAAGAAACCCACATCCGGGTGACGTTGCTTATGTAAAAGAAAAGATGCTTGATTTTTGTAAAAGGCAGGCTTTTAAAGAAGCTTTAGAGAAATCTGTAGAATTGATTTCTGAGGATAAGTTTGATCATGTTTTAACGTTAATGAAAAATGCTATTTCGATAGGTCTTCCAAATTCGGCAGGCCATGATTTCTTCGAAGATATTGAAGCTCGATTTGTAAAGATTAATCGTCAAGTTTGTCCTACTGGTATCGAGCAACTCGATGCGCAAGAGATCTTAAATGGTGGCTTAGGTCGAGGGGAAATTGGTGTTGTCACCGCAAACACTGGTGTGGGTAAGTCTCACTGGTTAGTCGCAATGGGTGCCAACGCAATGAGGGTTGGAAAAAGCGTATTACATTATACTTTTGAGTTAACGGAGCAAGCTGTTGGATTAAGATATGATTCCAATCTTTGTGGAATAAATTCGTCGGACGTAATTAATCACAAGAAAGAAGTTATTGATTTTTATGAAAGTAATGAAGATTTAGGAAGACTAATAATAAAGGAATATCCAACAAGCTCTGCGTCTGTTGTTACAATAAGAAATCACGTAGACAAGCTAATGCTACGAGGATTTAAGCCCAGTGTAATAATAATAGACTACGCCGACATTATGCGGTCGACAAGGGCTTACGATTCCTTAAGGCATGAATTGAAATTAATCTATGAGGAGCTTAGAAACCTTGCGATGGAAATGAGTATCCCTGTCTGGACAGCTTCCCAAGCCAATCGGGATTCAGCGAACGCTGATATTGTTGGACTTGAGAACATGTCAGAAGCGTATGGTAAGGCGATGGTTGCAGATTTGGTTGTGTCTATATCTAGAAAACCAATGGAAAAAGCCACAGGTCACGGCCGGTTATTCGTTGCTAAAAATCGAGCCGGAAAAGATGGTATAGTTTTTCCTATTCACATTGACACCAGCATGTCTAAAATTGAAGTATTGGATGTAGAATTTCAAACTTTGTCTGAAGCGGTTCAGAGCGATGAAAAGGTAATGAAAGAAAGCTTGAAAAAGAAGTGGGATGAGTTAAAGGGGTAGGAGGAAAAATGCAAAATTTTGAAAAAGCACGGTCAGAAAGTCTAGAATATTTCGCCGGCGATGAGTTAGCAGCTAACGTTTTTGTAACAAAGTACGCTTTAACAGATCGTGATGGTAATATTCTGGAAATGAATCCAGAGCAAATGCATCGAAGATTAGCTCAAGAGTTTTTTAGAATAGAATCTAAGTACAAAAACCCCTTAACTCAAGAAGAAATATTCGAATTATTTGATAAGTTTAGATATGTCGTTCCCCAAGGATCTCCGATGTCTGGTATCGGTAATAAATTTCAAATTCAATCAATCTCTAATTGTTTTGTTATTGAAAGCCCTTTTGACTCTTATGGTGGCATCCTTAAAGTAGATCAAGAGTTAGTACAAATCGCTAAACGCCGAGGTGGCGTGGGTTTTGATGTCTCGACTATTAGACCAAAGGGTCAAGCGACTGGTAACTGCGCAAGGACGACTGATGGGATTGAGGTATTCATGGATAGGTTTTCTAATTCCTGTCGAGAAGTAGCTCAGAACGGTCGCCGAGGGGCTTTGATGTTAACAATTTCCGTGCATCACCCGCAGATACTAGACTTTATAAGAATAAAAAGAAATCTAAAAAGGGTCACTGGAGCAAACATAAGCATAAGATTATCCGATGAATTTATGACCGCTGTAAAAGAAAAGAAAGATTTTGAACTTCGGTGGCCTGTGGATAGTCATGATCCAGAGGTATCTAAAATGATTCCGGCCAATAAGATTTGGGATCAGATAATAGAATCAGCTCACGCTTGTGCTGAACCCGGGATCTTATTTTGGGACACAGCAAAAAACATGACCCCTGCTGACATTTATACTTCTAAAGGGTTTGGTTCAACTTCAACAAATCCATGCGGGGAGATTATTTTATCTCCTTACGATAGTTGTCGCTTAATGTTGGTAAATTTGACTTCATTTGTAGCAGACGCTTTTACTAAAAGTGCAAAGTTTGATTGGGAAAAATTTTCAGATGTCGTAATGAAGGCTCAAAGATTGATGGACGACATGATTGATATTGAGCTTGAGCAAATTAGTAAGATTATAGACAAAATTAAATCAGATCCTGAGCCTGATCATATAAAAGCTATTGAGCTTGATATGTGGAATAATGTAAGAAAGCAAGCTACACAAGGCCGCCGTACTGGGCTAGGTATCACTGGGCTAGGTGATATGCTTGCCTCTCTAGATATAACGTATGGATCGAAAAAATCAGTGGAAATAACTGAAGAAGTATATTCTAATTTAGCGGTCAGCGCCTATAGATCTTCGTGCAATCTTGCAAAGGAAAGAGGAGCATTTCCGATTCATGATCATAATTTAGAAAAAGATCACCCTTTCTTAAATCGTATTTGGGAAAAAGATCCTAACATCTTAAAGTTGAGTGAAAAGTTCGGTAGAAGAAATATCTCTATTACGACAACTGCCCCAGCTGGCTCTGTTTCTGTATTAACTCAAACCACAAGTGGGATTGAGCCGGCGTTTATGCTTTTTTATAAAAGAAGAAAAAAGTTAACTGAAAATGATCTGGATGGTCGTATTGATTTTGTTGATGATTTAGGAGATCGCTGGCAAGAATATACTGTTTATCACCATAAGTTTAAAGAGTGGATGTCTATCTTAGATAAATCTACGATAGCCGGTCTGAATAACGATGAATTACTAAAGATCAGTCCATGGGCAAATGCAACAGCCAACGAAATTGACTGGGTGGAAAAAGTAAAAATGCAAGCAGCTGCCCAAAAGTGGGTTTGTCATGCTATTTCAAATACGACAAATCTACCTGCTGAAACCAGCATTGAGACCGTTAAAAAAGTGTATATGGCCGGTTGGGAAAGTGGGTGTAAAGGAATAACTATTTATCGTGATGGTTGTAGATCAGGAGTGTTGGTTAGTAATGATGACTTAAATAAAGCTCAAAAAATAGGAAGTAGTAACGCACCTCGCCGACCTGAAACACTGTCTTGCGAAATACACAGATCGCAAGTTAAGGGTGAAGCGTGGACTATTCTGATCGGACTAATGGACGGAAGACCATACGAGGTATTAGGCGGAAAATCAGAATTTATAGAAATCCCATCTACATATAGTTCTGGAAAAATTACAAAGCGTGTACGAAAAACCATGCTTTCAAAATATGATCTCCATTTTGGGGAAAATGGAAGCGAAGTGGTTGTTAAAGATATTGTAAAGGTATTTGATAATCCAGATCACGCAGGGTTTACTCGGATCATATCTCTGGCCTTGCGTCACGGAGCTCCTATTCATTATATAGTAGAGCAGTTACAGAAAGATCGAGACGCCCACTTATTTTCATTTGCTAGAGTCGTGTCTAGGGTGTTAAAGAAATATATCAATGACGGTACCATCCCTGGAGGAAGCAAAGTGTGCTCTGAGTGTGGAGCTGAAAATTCTATGAAGTATCAAGAAGGATGCGTGGCATGCACTTCTTGTGGATATTCTAAATGTTCTTAAGGAGAATAAAAGTTGAAGTGGAAAACAGAGATATCACCGCTGATAAAAGAAGTAGAGATGCGACACAACCCTGTAATCGTCCGTGTTAATAAATTTGATGAAGAGTCAGCGAAGAAATTTGATCAAGAAATTGCTAGAGCACATAACACCGGACAAAAGGTAATTCCTGTTGTAATCGATTCGTATGGTGGACAAGTATATAGTCTAATGGCAATGTTGTCTGCAATCAAGCATTCAGATCTTCCAGTTGCTACAATCGTAGAGGGAAAAGCGATGTCTTGTGGCGCCGTTCTTTTTTCCTGTGGTGAAGAAGGACTTAGATTTATGGATCCAAATGCTACAATTATGATTCACGATGTCTCTAGTATGGATTTTGGAAAAGTGGAAGAACTAAAGGCGGGAGCCAAGGAGGCGGATCGACTTAACACAGTCGTCTATACGACAATGGCTCGTAACTGTGGCAAAAAAGATGATTATTTTATGAAGATCGTTGATAAGAAAAAGCACGCCGACTGGTTTCTAGATGCAAATGAAGCAAAGAAGCATGGCTTAGTAAATCAGCTAAGGGTTCCAAAGTTGAATATAGATATATCAGTTCAGATAGAGCTAGAATAGTATAAACTGCCCTCAATTAGTCTCTAGAGGAAGGCTAGTTTTAATAGCTTAAATCAGTCTATAAAAATCATGATTTTAAATATTTTAACCCAACTTTCTCTATAATTAAAAGTATGGGAAAATATGATCACTTAGAAGAGCTTAGACAAAAACTAGCTTCTCGAGCTGGCAGTAAAAAAGCAAGTTCCACGCTAGTTTCTCTCTGGTTGCAGTTTGATGAATGTTTAGACGAATTAAGACCTAGTTGTAAAGAAAATGACAACGTAATCAAAAGATTAAGGCAAATTCAGTCTAGGATAAAGAAAACTATAGACACCGAGGCTGAAGTCAATGTCTGAGAATGGATGGACCGAGTATTCGAAGTTAGTATTAAAAGAATTAGAGACTCTCGCCAGCGGGATTGACTTATTGAGAGTTGAAATGCAAGATCTTAAACAAGAAATTGCTCTTCTTCGTGATCGTGAGGATAGAGTGACCGAATTAAGACAATGGAAAGAAAAGGTTGATGACGTTATTTCACCAACACAACTTTCAGTGCTTGTAAAAGAAGTCGATACCTTGAAGCTATTTAAGACAAAGGCAATAACTGTTTTTGCCGTAGTGCAAACCGCTATGGTGATTTTCGCCTGGGCCATAAACTTCGTTAAATAAAAAAAATATATGTAAATTTCGCTTATTAGATTTAAAATTCATATAATTGGATTTTAAATTAGGAGCTAGCTATGCCTGAAGGACCAGAGTGTAGAAAATATGCGCTTTTTTTAGGTGATCATATCGGTGGCGACTCGCTAGAAAAAGTAGAGATATTATCTGGAAGATATTTGAAAAAAGAGTTATCCGGGCTATTGTCTTTCCAGGAAAAGCTGCCTCTAAAAATACAAGGCGCCGGCGTTCATGGCAAATTTATCTATATTATTTTCCAAAATAAGAGCAGTCTATGGTCAACCTTGGGTATGACAGGCGCTTGGCAAAACGAACCTTCTAATCATGCGCGCATTTTATTAAAGTTCTCTAGTGGTAAAGTGGCTTATTTTAATGATATGAGGAATTTTGGAACGATGAGATTTGTGACAAATCCAAAGCAATTAGCTATGAAGCTAGCCTCCTTCGGCCCAGACATGTTGGCGGAAGATATAAGCAATGAGGTTTTCTTATCTTCATTAAGAAAAAAAAATGATGTTAATATCACAAAGGTCTTGTTAGATCAATCGGTAGTCGCCGGGATTGGAAACTATATTAAAGCTGAGTCTCTTTATCTGGCTAGAATTAGTCCTTTTAAAAAAGTGGAGGATTTATCTGATTCGAACTTAAAAATGCTTAATAAGTCCATAAAGTCTGTCATGAGAGAATCCTTTCTGACGGGTGGCGCAACTATAAATTCTTATAAGGACTTTTACGGAGAAATTGGAAGTTACAATTCTCGTTTTTTAGTTTATAATCAAAAAAAAGATCCAGACGGTAATTCTGTTATAAAGGAAAAAACACCAGATGGCCGAACAACACATTGGGTACCAGAAATTCAAGGATAAATTATGAAAGAATTAAGATTTAGTAACGAAGTAATCGCTAATATAGCTAAAGTACTACAGCTTGCAATGCTTACAGGGACTGATATTGTCGATAATCTAAAAATGATAAAATTAGCCGAAGGTAAGTCGGGCTTTTTAGAAATTCATAAAGATTTTAAATCGCAAATAGAGAGTAATATAGAAAAAATGCTAAGTGAGATTAATGTTCAAGACAATTTAAAAGATATTCAACCATAATATTTTTATACTTATCTTTGTGGGATACAAAGAAAAAATAAGACAAAGAAAGACGTTACGAGAGCTTAGAAAAGCAAAGGCTGAGTTGTCGATGCTGCTTTCATATTTGGGCGAGTGTGAAGATGCATTAAAAGACTATTCTGCTGAATGGAACTCTGATATAAAGTTTGTGCTTGAAAGTTTATCAAGCGAAAAAAATAACGTCCAAGATACAGAGTACCCATCCAGCTCGCTAACAGACAAGTCTGCGCCTTACAAGACGGCGGAAACCCCTCATGATCATAGTGAAGAAAGTGAAATAAAGTCAAGCGCTCCGAAGTGGGTAAAAAAAGCTTTTAGAAAAATTGCCCTAAAAACGCATCCAGATAAAGTAAGAGATCATAAAGACGCAAAAGAGCTAGAAGCGTTATATGCCCAGGCCAATGCAGCGATTTCTGATGAAAATTATGATGTGCTTTTAGAGATTTGTAATTTATTATCAATAGAAAATAATCTAGATCCTAAAGTGGAGCTAGAGTATAACACAAAAAGAAAAGACGGTGTGAAAGAAGATTTAAAGAAAATTACAGAATCCATTCCATGGATCTGGTGTGAAGCATATGAAGATACAGCCCTTAGAAAGAAAATACTATTCTCTGTATTACCACATTATGGAATTGATACTAGATCGGAAGATATTATCTCTGGTGTCTTAGAAAAACTCTTAGAAAGATAAGATGTAAATATTCTATTTTTCATATAAAATTTGGTTTAGGAGTTTTATATGAAAGACAGATTAGAAGATATATTCAATTTACGAGAATCTTTTATGAGACTAATTTCCGAAAAGGTCGAAGGAGCTTATCCATCCTGGCCAGTAGATTTACAAAACAAAAATTCTCAAAAGGTTTTAAGGGAAATAACATTCCGAAGTGTGGAAGAGCTCTTTGAAGCGCTACTACATCTTAAAAACTGGAAAGATCATAGAGCTGCGAAGGGTGGGTTCAATCGAGAAGAATATCTTGAAGAAATGATTGACGCTTTTAATTATTTTTTAGCGATATTAATAATGACTGGTGTCGATACTGCTGAATTTTTTGCTGCCTATAATAGAAAACACAAAATAATAGTAGACAGGTTGTCTGAAATTAAATCCTAAAAGCGCTGAATAACTTTCTCTTTCTTGTTATAATAATCTATTAGCAATTCAATTATAAAATGTCAAAATAAATAGGGAAACAAATGATCAAGCCCCCAAGTAAGTTTATTTCTTTACATGCACACGATGGGTTCAGTACTTTCGATGGTCTTGGGTATCCTCAAGAGCATATCGATTATGTTATTGAAAACGGTATGGATGGCTGGTGCCTTACAAACCACGGCCATATGAACTCATTTGGTCATGCATTTCTACATGCTGAAAAGATTCAAAAGCGCGGCGGATTGTTTAAGTTCGTTCCAGGCTGTGAGATGTACGTCCACCCTGATCTTGAGGCTTGGAAGCTTGATATGGAAATCAGGCAAGCAGCAAAAAAGGGTGATAAAGAATCTCTCAGAATCCTTCGCGCTCAGCGCGAAGCAATCGCAACCCCCCTAACAGCTGTTGTAGATGGTGATGATGAAATTGTAGATATCGGAAAATCCGAAGTCGGACTCACTGTGGAGAACGAGGAAGAGACTAAGTCTGGAAAGTTTTATGATCCAATCAAGCGCCGGCACCATTTAGTTGTCCTCCCAAAGACGTCTATAGGTCTTCAAAGACTATTCCATCTCGTTAGCAGAGGCTATAGAGAGGGCTTCTATCGCTTTCCTCGTATTGACTATAAGATGCTAAGGGAAGCCGCTGAAGGCGGTCACCTGATGGTATCAACAGCTTGTATCGGCGGTCCCATCGCGTACGAGGTATTTAAGCACGCTCAACAGGTAGAATTCGATGAATTAAAGCACAACTTAATGGATGATGATTCATTTCGATCCAAGGTTATGACTGGAGTTGGTAATGCATATCAGGGCCTTGTAGATGCTGTTGGAATCGACGATGTACATCTAGAGATACAATTCAACAAGTTACCCGCTCAGCATCTTGTGAACCGTGCAATTATTGAGTTTGCAAAGAGTAGCGGCCTAAATGACAAGCTAGTTGTAACTACTGATTCACATTATGCTCGTCCAGAACACTGGCGTGAGCGTGAGCTATACAAGAAGTTAGGTTGGTTGAATTATAAAGAATTTGATCCCTCTAAGTTACCACAATCAAGGGAAGACCTTAAGTGTGAGTTATATCCAAAGAACGCTCACCAACTTTGGGATACGTATCTTGAGACCACTAAGGACATGTCATTCTATAATGATGAGGTTGTAAAGGCAGCTATAGAGTTACCTCATCAGATTGTCCATGAAAAGATTTCTGCAATTGTTCCTGACCGTACAATGAAGCTACCTTCGTATGTTGTTCCTGAAGGAATGACAGATGACAAGGCTCTACTTGAAGCGTGCAAGAAGGGACTAGTCTATCGTGGTCTTGCCGGCGATCCGAAGTACGTTGAAAGAATAAAGCACGAGTTAAAGATCATCAAGGATAAGAATTTCTCTAGATACTTCCTGACAATGGAAGCGATCATTAAAATTGCCAAACAAGCCATGCTTGTTGGTCCAGGCCGAGGTTCGGCTGCCGGTAGCCTCGTTGCATATGTCCTCCGTCTTACCGACGTTGATCCGTTTGAGTATGATCTTATGTTTGGTCGCTTTCTAAATCCGTCTCGAGAAGGCGCACCAGATATCGACACTGACGTAGGTGATCGAGACATGCTCATTAATATGATGAAAGATAAATGGGGCGATGAGAATATCGTTCCGATCTCTAACTACAATACATTTAAGCTTAAATCACTTGTTAAAGATATTTCTCGCTTCTACGGTATTCCATATGCCGAAGTGAATAAGGCATTAGCACCTGTTGAGGATGATGTAAAGCGCGCCGTCTTTAAGCAGGGGACAGATAAGAACTTGTTCGTACTGCTATATGAGGATGCCATGGCACACTCAAAGACGTTTAGGGGATTTATCGAGTCTCATCCAGAAGTAGCAGCACCAATCCAGGTTCTGTTTAAGCAGAATAAGGCTCTCGGCCGACATGCGGGCGGTTGTATTGTTGCTGAAAATATCGCAGAGAGAATGCCGCTGATCAAGGCTCGAGGCGAATTGCAAACGCCTTGGGCAGAGGGTATGAATTATAAGCATCTTGAGACATTCGGGTGGATTAAGTTTGATCTCCTTGGTTTGGAGACACTAAGAGTAATTCAGCGTACTATTGAGTTAATCCTACAAAGAAAAGAGGGTATTGAGAATCCATCGTTTGAGCAAGTCTATGATTGGTTCAATAATAACATGGATCCAAAGGTGCTTAACATGGATGATCAGCATGTGTATGAACATGTTTACGCTAAGGGTCGCTGGGCTGGAATATTTCAGCTTGCTGGTAGAGGTGCACAAAACTTATTTAAGAAAGCCAAGCCAAAGAGTATCATTGACATCGCAACACTAACGTCGATTTATCGACCAGGTCCACTTACTGCGAAGGTTGATAAGCTCTATATCAATGCGAAGAATAATCCTGATGATATTGACTACGGCCACCCGCTGATTAAAGAGGTTTTAGAAGAAACATATGGCTTGATTGTATTTCAGGAGCAGATCATGAAGCTATGTTCTGTGGTTGCTGGCTTCCCTGAGGAAGAAACAGATACAGTTAGACGTAGTATTATGAAGCGTAAAGCTTCCGAAGCAGCTGAGTCACTTGCTAAGGCTAGAGCGATCAAAGAGCAGTTCGTTGCCGGCTCTGTAAAGAACGGTGTTGACGCTCAGCTAGCTGATGATCTGTATGAAAAGATTCTATTCTTTGCAGGATATGGATTCAATAAGTCTCATGCTGTATGTTATGCGATCGATTCGTATTACTGCGCTTGGTTGTTGACTTATTTCGAGGAAGAGTGGCTCTGCGCATATCTTGAGGCAATGTCAGGTAATGATAAAAAAAGGTCAAAGGCTTTCTCTGAAGTGAAAACCCTAGGCTACACTATCGTCCCCATTGACATAAATTACGCCGACACATCTTGGACTATATTGGATGGCAAAAAGTTTATGCCATCATTTCTTTCCTGCAAGGGTGTCGGTACTGCTGCAATAAAGGAAATTTTGGAGAATCGACCCTATTCAAATATTCAGGAGTTATTGTGGAGTGACGACGGAAGGTGGCGGCACTCAAAGTTTAATAAAAGAGCCTTACAAGCCCTAATCGCAATTAAGGCTTTTGGATCAATGGATATTATAGGTGATGAGTCGGTCTTTGAGAGCTATAAGCAGATGAACGAAGTCGTGATTAACAATAACACAGAAATTAAAAAGTGGACGAAGAAAGATGTTCACCGAGGTCGAGACGCTTTCAAGCGCTTATTACTTGAAACGCACAATATCGGTGAGTGGTCACGGCATGAACAAGTACAGAATAGTGTGGCACAACTAGGATCATTTGACGTATCAACCTTAATTGCACCAGAAGTGATTCAAAGATTAGACGATAAAAATATAAACGTTATCGACGAATATAGCGACATCGATTTACATTGGTTTTTAATAATGGATGTAAAAGAAAAGCTGACTAAGAATAATAAGCCATATCTGTTACTAACCGTGGCCGGCACCTCAGGACAGCAGTTCAGGATATTCTGCTGGAGTTGGGATGGCAAAACAGAGATGCCGAAATATAGTCTTTGTGTTGGTGAGTTGAATAAAAATGACTATGGTTTTCAAACGTCTATGAGAAAAATTAAGGTGCTTAAGGTATAATACACTATGAGAGAATTTAAGAATTTTACCGACTGTTATCTTTCTTTGGTCAGAGAAGTATATAATGAATATGAATATGAGTCTTCTCCTAGAGGACAAAGGATTAAAGAAAAGTTGGGGGTTTCATTTAGGATAAACAACCCTAGAAATAGATACCCATTTATAGAGGGCAGAAAATTTAGCCCGATGTATTTTGCCGCTGAGATGCTATGGTACGTTTCTGGAAATAATTCGACAAAGTGGATATCAAACTATTCTAAGTTTTGGAAAAATATTAGTGATGATGGAGAAACTGCTAACTCCGCCTATGGCGCAAGGATTTTTCAAAAAAACGACATTATCGCAAATGGTCGCTTAAACCAATGGGAGTTTGTAAAAAATGAGTTGAAGAATGATCCGGATTCTAGACGTGCTGTAATACACTTGAGAACGCCAGATGACGGCGTTGATGCTAAGTTGGACGTGCCCTGCACTCTAGCATTGCAATTTTTTATTAGAAATAATCTTCTACACATGATTGTCAATATGAGAAGCTCTGATCTTATTTTCGGTATTGCTTATGACATCCCTGCATTCACTTTCTTTCAAGAAATGCTGGCTCTAGAGTTGGGGGTTGATGTAGGCTCTTATACTCATCTAAGCAATTCTTTGCACATTTATGAGAGACATTTTCCGATGGTGAGATCAATCTTAGCAGACGAGAATACAGAAAAATCTTTAACGGCTGCTAATAAGTCTGGGAGCATGCCTAGATTTCAAAATCATGACTTTTTAAATGGCGAAAAAGACAAGTGGTTGGAAAGATTATCATTTTTTGAGAAAGATCTAAGAAGTGCAAAGACACATGCTGTAATAACCGATGTAATAGCGGGTTTTTATAATACAACTGATAGAAATGTCTGGACAGACATTGCTGGGCTCTTGGCATGTCATAGACTTAAAAAAATAGGATGGGATAAGTCGATTTTTAAAATAATAGATTTTGATTATTCTGGATATAGCTTCGATTTAAGGAGAGAAAATAGAAGATGAAGTATGATTATTTAGTTGTTGGCGCGGGCATGTTTGGTGCAACTTTCACAAGGGAAATGCTAGACGCTGGTAAATCTGTTCTCGTTTTAGATAAACGAGAACACATTGGTGGAAATTGTTACTCTGAAAAGAGAGAGGGTGTTGATGTTCACGTTTACGGTCCTCATATTTTTCATACAAATGATGAAAAAATCTGGGAGTTTGTAAATAGATTTACAGAATTTAACCAATATATCAATAAGCCAAAAGTTAATTTTCGTGGAAACATATATTCGTTCCCTATTAATCTAATGACTTTACACCAGCTCTGGGGTGTAACAACACCCGCCGAAGCCGAAGCGAAGCTACAAGAGGTGCGCATACCATGTGAAGATCCTCAAAATTTAGAAGAATGGATCTTATCGCAAGTTGGTCGAGAAGTATACGAGATCTTTATTAAGGGGTACACAATGAAACAATGGAAGCGCCACCCCAGCGAATTACCGGCTTCTATTATTAAACGCCTACCAATTCGCTTAATATTTGAGGAAAACTACTTCTTTGATAAATATCAAGGGATTCCAAAGGACGGCTATACAGAGATGGTTAAAAATATGCTTAAAGGAGCTGATATCCGTCTAGGGGTCGATTATTTAGAAGACGTGGGAAGTTGGGACAGTATGGCTAATAGCGTCGTCTTTACTGGTAAGATAGATGAATTTTTTAATTATGAATACGGCTATTTGGAATATAGATCTCTTCGTTTTGAGCACGAAGTTCATGATGGCGACTTTCAGGGAAACGCGGTGGTTAATTATACCGATTATGAAGTACCCTATACTAGGATAGTAGAACACAAGCATTTTCAACCGCAAGATGCAGCTAATCTTAAGAAGACCGTAGTGACAAAAGAGTACCCGCAAGACTGGACACCTAGTAAGGTACCCTATTATCCTGTTAACGATAAAAAGAATAGCGACATTTTTAGGAAATACTCTGTTCTTGCAAGAAATAGTAATATAATATTTGGAGGACGGCTGGCTGAATATCGGTACTACGATATGCACCAAGTGGTCGGCTCAGCCTTACAAAAGGCAAAAAAAGAATTAGCGAAGATTGGAGAATAGTATGAGAGTCCTTTATAGTTTTTGGGGGTTTATTACGCCTTTAGAAAAAAATTCTATGGTCAATACACCAGACGGCGAGAGAGGTAATCGAGTTGATTTTGTGCGAGAGTTGCAGAGTAGAAACCATACCGTAATTCAATTACAAAAAATGAGAGATGAAGAACAGTTTCCCGGTGTGGAATATAGTCCTGTTGGGTTTCCTGATGGCGACATCGTATATTGCGAGTGGCGGTGGCCAACATGGAAAAATGCAGATGTTAATTCAAGCGAGTCAGATTATACTAGACAATGTGAAGTTTTAGATTTTTATCATGCCGCCGGTGTTCCAATTATTATTCATGATGGTGATCTCAAAATGACCGCCGAAGAAGAGTGCCGCTGGCCAAATGCAGTAATTTCTGATGCATGCGTAAATCCCCGACTCTTAACGAGAAAGAGGATTTCTATCCCTTGGTGCAATTATATGCATCGATATTTTTCTCCTGTTGAGTATTCTTACAATTATACTTACGTT